TTTAAACTGTGCTACGGCACTCTTCTCAAGATATTCGTTAGGGTCTTTGTATCGCATGTTTACGACAGAAGCTTTTGGTGCCAGTAGCTCTGCTGCTTTTCTAGCTGCTGCTTGGCCTACCTCATCGTTATCAAAGCAGATACGAATGTTATCGAACTGATTTAGAAAATCATAGTTCTCATTAATGTCCTTCTCTACAGATTGTGCGCCAGACCTTATGGATACAACAGGCCACTGACTGTCAAACATCTGATAGACAGACATAGCGTCTAGCTCACCTTCGACTAACGTAATGTATTTACCACCGTTGCCGAATATTTGCTGACCAAAAAGACCACAGTCTGCAATGCTGCCCTCTGTAAAGAACTGCTTATTTTCTGTTCTTATTTTGTTGGCAACGTGTGAATTACTTTTATTGTAGTAAGGGTAAATATGCTCACCCTTGTTGTTAAGCGTAACGCCGTATCGAAAACATACATCTTTTCGTATATTTCGGTCGTTTATTGAGTCTGAATACCCTTGAGATAGTTCAAGGTTGTTGTCAAACGGCACGATATTTTCTCCTTTGTGAGTAGTATTGCAAGAGAAGCAATGAGTACCCCCATCCACATAAACAGAAAGGGCATCGCTAGAACCACAGTCGGGGCAAGGCTGGTGTGTCTTGACATATTTTGCATTCTCTGTCACCTTTAAAACAACTCCTCTACTTTCGGCTCTGCTACGACTTTTGTAAAGTATTTAATACCGTTAGCATATTTAAACTTACGCAATCCTTTACCATCATTCGCATCCTGCCAGCATCTAGTTTTAAAATCACAATAGCGACATGGAAAATCAATAATGTAATTACCACTAGTTCCCATTGGAACAGGATCGTAGCATTTCTCAGGCACATCGTCAAGGTCGATAACCTTCTTGAGATGATCGATACGAGCCGATGCGTCGATCTTTGTAAGTTCGTCAACCATCAACAAAGCAATCTCTCCGGTGCTTTTATCGTATGCTAGAAAGCCGCCCTCGTCACAATCTTCAGCTTCCATGTATCCAGATATCTGTCCAAGATAACCAAAAGCGTCTTCTTCAAACAATGTGCCTTGTTTAAACTTTTTAAATCCTTTGTTTGATGCAGACTTAACATCAATGATACAGCCATCGATCTTCGCATCAATGTGTCCTTTTATACCTCGCAGATTAACTTCTTTCTGTTCATCTTCGACAGTATGTCCAGACTCTGCAACAAGAAACAAAAGCAAAGCTTCTACAATATTACCATAAAAGAATTTTAAAAGTAACTCTGGTGGATGTTTTATCGGATCAGAGTGCATCTCATACCAAAGCTTACGATCTTCTCTGCCTATATTGGACATACGAAGCTTTGATGAACGTGTACGCTCTTCAGGATCAAGAAAACGTAAAGCTTCTTCTTTTAAAGTATCAACAAACTTCTGTAAATTTTTAGGATCAACTTTGTCTTTACCATCAGTAATTACATTACGAACATCTGGTAGCAGTGTGTATATTGATTTTTCATGCGACATAAATAATCCTTTATAAAAATAGGGAGTCTTTCTTGTGAAGGCACTCCCTCTTTTCCCACCAATTTTTATTTTGTGTCGTTATTGGCTTAACCGCTCGAAAGCTCGACATTGTATCTAGGCCCCATCCCTCTTTTCCCCTAGATACCACAGAGACGGTTACTCTGCACCCAATAGACTATTGCTAGTCTAACTCGTCGCCACTGCCTTTT